TAGCCAGACATCAGATGAAACAATAAAATTAGAAATATTTAAAGATGGCGAAACTAAAATCTTCAGCTGGAGGGAATCAGAAAAAGAATTTCGGCAAACGTAAAATGGGTAGGGCTAAAAAATCTTACAATAAACACAGTCCGAAGCCTAAACAATACAGAGGCCAAGGCAGATAAAAATTAAATTATGGAAAACTTAGAATTAGAAAACAAAGAAGAAAAAGTAGTAAAAGCTACAAAGAAAGCTAAAGAGTTTGTATCTAACGAGACAATACAGCTTATTCAAGACATCTTGGATGATGGTACTGTAGACTTAAAGTGGAGAGAAGCCTTAAAAGCACAAGTAAAAAAATATAAAAAAGATGCAGAATAACTACGAGTACGATTCAGTCGTTGAGAATGTTATTAATCGTTTAAAAGACAGAGCAAGGATTGGCTTTGAGAAATACGGAACCGACCTTGACAGAAATGACCTAATAACAGAACAATGGATTGAGCACGCTATAGAAGAGGCATTAGACTTTAGTCTTTACCTTACTAAGTTAAAAGAGCAATTAAAGAAAAGTTTATAACAATAAAAACCAAACCAAAAATGAAACAATTATTTCAGTATGCAGTAGTATTTCACCAATTTAATAAAGAAGGTGATTATGTAGATTCTAAAGTAATTATTGAGCCTAAAGTAGCTTTATCTAAAAGCGAAAAAGACTTAGTATTTAAGATTACAAGAGAAATACCAGAAGAATTTGCAGAAGATGCACAAAATGTTCAAATAATAGTAAGAAATTTTTAAATGTCCCTTCTCAAAGTGGATTTACTTTATCAACAAGTAATGGGTTAGGGACTTATTCCACATTTAACACACTTGGAAATGTAGGTATTGGTACAACATCTTCAAGTAATTCATATTATTTATCAGATATTAATTAAAATAAAAACCAAACAAAATGTCTAAATCAAAAGAACTCTACCTTGGGAGATGCTTTACACTAACAACAGCATTCGGTAGTTTAAGAAAAATCTCTTTAGGGCCAGATGACTTACAAAAGTTAAATGACTTTGCTAAAGATAACAAAGGATGGGCTAACATCTTAGTAAAGATGAAGAAGTCTCACAATCCTGGTGAATCAGATTTCTATGTAGAAATTGACCCATGGAAGCCAGATGGCGAAGTAAGAGAAAAACTACCTTTCTAAATTAACTATTATGAAAAATATACTTGAAGCAATGGTTGGACTTATAGCATTAATGGTAATGGTTTATTTACCATTTGCTTTCCTTATTGCAGAATGGAACCCTATGTTCTGGCATTTATCCTTTAGAGGTTTATATGTACTTTGTATTGTAGGATTAGTTACATTTGCAGTGAAAGAGTACCAAAAAAAGTAAAGTGTTGTGTTTTGTAGATAAATAGGTGGCCCTCCATATTCTTATGGGGGGTTCTTTATTATAAAAAAAGCCCCAGATTTTACCTGGAGCCTTCACCAAAACCAACCAAACACCTATGAGAGAGCATCTTAATTCTGTTTATTAGAACTATCATAAAATTTAGTTAAAACTGAGCCATAAAGCATTGCTTGATACCTCGTTATAAAACTATTCATTGATTCGTTCACATAGAAGTAGTCCTCGTTTGTCATATATACAAAGCACCTTTCATCATTCTCCTCATCAGCAGTAACGCTAACTACTTGGTATATGTTGATATAAGCATCTGATTCCTCTGAATTATCTTGGAACTCATAGCTTTCATCTTCATCTTCTGTCAGTTGTATGATGTGCATTAACATTTGTGATACTATTTTTAAGAACAGTTAATCGCAATTCTCTTACAATCAACTCAAGTTTAGCTTCCAAATAATTCTTTTCCTTCATTAATTGGTCAATCTTTACGTCTACTTCTCTGTTCATACAAATTTACGATTTAATTCTAAGGGAAATAAAAAGTGCATACCATACTGATAATCAATATGATACACACTTTATGAGAACTCTGCAGCCCCGCTTTATTTTTTAGGTAACCTAATAATCTTACTGCCTAATGGCATTGGAACAAATATAGCAACTCTTCCGCCATCTAACACCACTCCGCAGCCTAATGTTGGTCTTTTGGGGAAAGGTCGTGAATATTCCATAGCATAGGCATCTATATCGATACCACAGCCTACGTTCATGCCAAATATCATGTCCTTATCTGATGATGAGTATAAAACACCACCAAAACTATGGATATGACCTATAACAGTTGATTGTCGAGCATCCCTTGCTCTGTTGATTGCACCAGCTTGTCCAGAACTTCCAGTGCCATGAGTATATAGAACACCGTCTATTTCCCATTCTAAGGCCCATTTCCAGCCTTTAGGAGCATCCCATGCTTGTTCGTATGATTTGATAAATCGTTCTGGTAAACCGCTTGTTTGAGCCTTTCTTTTATGTAGGGCTGAGTGGTTACCGATACAGACTTTAACATTAGGGAAAGCCTTGTACCATTTATACATAGCTGCTTGGGCTAAATCAGCCTCATATCCAGCTCCATGACCGTCTGGTTTAGATTCGTGATAACTGATTGCGTGATTGTCTACTTCATCTCCGATATGTACTACTTCGGAGCATTGAAACTTGTTAGCCACTTCAAGGCAAAAGTTCCTATAAAGTGGGTGACAGAATGGTTCGTGAGTATCGCCTATGACTAAGACGTTTTTCTTGCTCATATTGGTTGGTTTGGTTAGTCTCTATGGTTGGCATAAACAGTTTTATTATTTACTTTTAAGGCATCTAAAATTTGCTTTCTGTTCTTACCTAAGTTGTAGCTTACATGAACCCATGAGTAATTAAACTCATTTATTAGCTGGTCAAATTCAAGGTTATTTTTGATATACTCAAATATCTCTTTATTGGTAACAGAACCCATACCATCCATATCAATATCTGCTGCTTTTCCCTCGCAGTGCTGTGACTTTAAGCTACCGCTAATGTAATGATTGAGAACTTTGCTTCTATATCCAGATGATAAGTTAATAGGGCCGAACTTCATTCTAATAGGCTCTAATACTCTTTCGCAAAGTATTTTGATATTTTCTAAGTGTTCTGGGCTTGGTTCATTAGAGACACCATGTCTTTTAGCTGATTCGCTACGAGTAAATTCCGCTAAAGTAAAGTGTGCTGTTAGTCTCATAGAGCACTAAATTAGGATTTTTTATTAAACTGCTTTTTTAAGAAGCCATACATCTGCATACCTAACCAACAAATAGTCATTAAATAAACTATAGACTGTAGCAAAGGATTAATTTGCACAATCCCAAAAATATTAAGCCATGATACGGCTGTAAATGTGATTCCTACTGGAGTTAAATCTGAGTTCAAATCGTTAAAGTTTGACATTGTTACTTTTTGTTAAAAATTGATGTTACAACACTTGCTGACAATAAAGTAGCAGAATACATAAGCAATGAATCAAAAGCAGTTTGAGACAATAACGCTGTAAATATCCCAGTTATTGCACATAGCAAAGAAAGCATACCAGCTACCCTTTTTGAACTAACTTCTGAACCTCCAGAAAACATATCCCTTATAAACTTTATCACTTCTTTCCTATTTTAAAATACAAACTACCAGAGTAACTTATATTGTTATTTTTATTAATATTAAGATTAAGGCCTATTAGAGCCTTATTTTTGGCATTTAGCATCAAACTAGGACTTAGTACTTCTAAGCCATTAGATGGGCTAAAATCGCCTCTTATGCCGTAAAAAAGCCTATACTTAGCTTTCTCTGCATAAAACTCCTTAACATAGATAGTTTTTTCGGTAATCTTGGACTCAAAAGACCTCGATTTGATACTATTTTGGCTGATAGTATCATTAATCACAAAGATATTAGAATCTTGTTTAATAGTGTCAGAATAAGCCCTGCTTACGTTATAATCGTACATGATGAAAGCTGTGTCATGAATAGTATTCGTATCAACATCTATAATGACAAAAGGAATCGAATCTCCCTTTATGTACGTTTTTCTGTACGTTTTTATGTACAAAGTATCATGAACCTCCTTAATCTTATTGTAGTTACTCATATCGGTAAAGTCAGCCTTTTTATCGGTCTTATGACATGATTCATAGGCAAATACACCTAAGAAAAAGAATCCAATGATAAGTATATAGTCTCTAAGATGTTGCATAGTTTATTGATTTGCACATAATCCAGTTGGAGTTATTGTACCAGTTCCACTTGTTATTGATATTTGAGGTAATCCTCCACTTATTTGAGCACATTGATAAAATGAACCAGGCCCACTTAACCCTATTGCATAAGTTTGTCCAGTATCACAATCATTATATTCTACTACTCCACCTCCAGGACTTGTAATAGTAACATAGTATCTACCACAATTACTTGGATTGCTAAAGCTATAAGGCCCTATGCCTTGAATTGACACAGAATATGTTGCAACTCCTTCTACTGGGCCATTAAGAGTCAAAGAAGTAATATAGCCGAAACCATACACTTGATTTACAGATGTAGTGCCTATGTAGAATCTAACAGTTATTTTAGTTCTATTAAGATGTGCGTCTAACATATCCTTATAATCATAATTGCCGATAGAAATTAAACCATCACAAGTGAGATTCCATTCAGATATATCATTCTTAAACTGTCTAAACCAATCTGAGGTATAAGATGTTACATCTATTTGACTTACGCTAACATCAAAAGCACAGTTTGTAGAAGCAGCAAAAGGAGAATAAGAACCTCCTGCTTCACGATATGATAATATTAAATTTGTTCCTAAGATTGCCATGGTATAATTTTTAAGATATTGTATATCTACCGCTTCCTTGTAGCGTTATTCTATAAGTTGCTGCATTTTCCATAGGCCCAGTTGTGTTTATAGATTGTATATTAGCTGTTCCGCTAATTATATATGTAGGAGAAGTTCCAATACTAAACTTAATTGTAATCGGAGTCCTCGCTAACTGAGCATCTAACATTAACTTTAACTCGTAATCACCATTTGCTACAAATCCATCACAATTAACTGTCCATGTTGATAGGTTAGGTAGAGAGTCAGTAAACCACGCAGAATATGACGATGCAAAAGGAGTTAAATCGGTAGAAGCATCAAAAGAGCAGTTTGTGGCTGCTCCAAATGGTATATTAGTTGAACCATTAAAATAATATAGAATAACATTAGTACCTAAAATAGCCATAGTTTATTTTTTATTCATACTTAATACTTTCAAAAGAAGCATTATCTGTATTACTGATTTCTAATAATTGTACACTTGTAACTTGATTTATAGATGGTATAACAGTTAATCTATTAGCCATAAATATTTTATCAGTATAAGATAGGTTGCCAGGACTACTATCACTTATAGCGTATTTAGCTTGTAAATAAGCACCAACACCATCTGGACTTTTTAATTCACCAAAATCACCTTCTAATGTAGCCATATTCTTATTAAAGATATTAGAATATACTCTGCATATCAATCTATTCAAACTGCTAAATACACCAGCCTTACCATATCTATACCATTCAGTTAATTTAACCTCACTACTATTATATAGAGTTCCTATAATATTTGGCTTATTTGTTTCTGGATAAATAGAACCATAAGGCACATCTATTACCTTTTCTAAAGCTAAGTTAGAACCTAATGTTCTTTTAATTTTAACTGATGAATAAATATCAGAATTTTGTCTTAATCTAAAGTTCCTAAATTTAAAGTAACTATAATTTAAGTCTAATAAGAACCCAACCTTTACATGACCAAACATATAAGTTCCAGTTCCAGCAGCAGTAATACCCAAAGGAATGGTTAAGCTATATGGATTTCTTGGACTTGCAAATCTTCCTTCTGTATTATATTCTGGAAGTTCTATATAAGATGTTGCTGTAGTCCATGTATTATCACTTTTTAAATAATAAGCAGTTCCAGAAACATAAACAATTACATACATTTTACATCTTGCAGGGTTTCCGTAACCAGGGAAAGGCCCAACATAATAT